GCTTTGGCTTGGATTTCCGAACTCACCACTCCGCCATTCGCCTGCACGAGAGCGTCAACCATCTTGCGCGCTGCCTCGGACTTCCGTGCCTGCCATGCTTCGTAGCTCTCGCCTTCCTGCTGACCGGCTTGCTTGATGACATCATAGGCTTCCTGCGCGTGCTTGGCGGTCGCGCTCAGTTCCTCCCGGCTCTTGAGGCCGAGCGTTTTCATGGCCTCGGCCAAGCTGTTGATGCCTGGCGTCACGCCGTCAAGGGCAGCCCTGAGTTCCCTTGCCTTCTGCGCCGCCTGGTCGAGCAGGCCGTCAGCGAGCTTGTTCCCGAGTGCCCCGCGCACGGACTCAATGCGAGCGCGAAGCGCATCGAGCGCAGCCTGCCCGTCTGCGGTGTCGATTGCTTTTTTGAACGCGAAGCTCAGCGCCGCAGACACATCCGCGCCTTGCGCCTTGAGGCGGCCAAGGTTGTCGATGATTAGATCAACCCCCTGCACCGCTTGTTGAGCGGCCTTGCCCATGCCGCCAGAAATCACGTCGAAGTCGCCCCCGGCGCGGCGGATGGCCTCGCGCAACCCGGCATCGATGGCCTGCTGCGAGAGTTTCGCGCCGTCGCTGGTCGCAGCGAATGCGGTGCGGGCGCGCACGGCGAACTCTGCGAGGTCAACGTCTTTGAGAGCCTCTTTCCATGAGTCGCGGAATTGCTCGGCGCTGATCTTGCCGTCATCAAGCAATCGCTGGAGCGCCTTGGTGCTGTTGGCAAGCCGACCGTCGCTGGTGAAGTCCAAGCCCTGCTGCACTTTCTTGAGCGCATCGGCAACCGATTCTCCAGACTCTCTCGCGCGATCGAAGGACTTCACCAGGTCGCGTGTTGCACCTTCGGCCATGACGGCGGCCTTGGCCGCTTCCTCTGCTGCCTTCTTTTGTTCCTCGGTCTGCCGCTTGGCCCCGACGTTTGTCTTTGCCGCGAGCATGGCGGTAGCGGCCCGGTCTGCATCCTCAGCGGCTGCCTTGGCTCGGAAGAACTCGCCAACAAGCTCAGCGATGCCGATTGCAATGCCAACGCCAGACACCATGCGCAGCGTGCGCAGGATAGTGGTGAGCACCGTCGCCTGCGTTGCTGCGGTCGCCATGCCTGCCGCAGCCACCCGCGCCTCTGCCGCTGTTGCCGTCATGGCAGCCGCTGCGCCAGTAGCAGCACCGCGCAGGCCAACCATCGCCGCTGTCGCCTCGTAGATCGTGCTGGCGAGGCTCACGGCCTTGAGAGCCGCTGCCACCTCGACGATCTTGAGCAAAATGGGGCCGAACTCCACTGCCGCCTTCACGGCGCTCTCGACGCCGGTGGCGATCTGCACGAAGGTGTCCGCGATGGCCTTGGCCTTGGCCTGTAGCTCGCCAGACTGCTTCAGTCGGTCGAACTCGGCGAGCAGTTCCTGCACCTTCGCGGTCAGGAAGTCGAGCACGCCCGAGCGCGACACCATGTCGAAAAACTCTGCGAGCGCATCCTTCGCGTTGCTCACCGCGCCTGCATAGGTGTTCATCAGCTTGTCAGATGCGCCCGCATTCATGCGGCCAAGCTCATCGATCAGCTTGGAGATGACATCGCGGCCCAGCAGGCCGGCCTCGCTCATCTTTTGAAGCTCGGGCACGCTGCGACCGGTGGCATTTGCAAGCGCGTCCCAAACCGGCACGCCAGCCTCTGCGAGTTGCAGGATTTCTTGGCCCTCAAGCTTTGTCTTTGTCCATGCTTGGCCGAGCGCGAGCGTGACGCGCGACAGGGCCTCGGTGCCGCCGCCGAGGTTAGAGGCCACATCGGAGAGCGCGCGCATCTGCGCCTCGGTCGGCTGCATGCCGAAGGCGGTTAGCTTGACGAAGCTCTCGGTCAGCGCCGTCACCTCGAACGGCGTATCAATTGCGAGCCGCTTTATCATGTCGAAGGCTTCGGTCGCCTTCTGCGTGCTGCCAAGCAGGTTTTCGAGGCGAATTTGTAGGGTCTGGAACTCGCTGCCAGTCTCGACAACCTTTTTGCCCACGTCGAGCGCGGCGCCGATACCAGCAATTGCGGAGACCCATGCGGCTGCCTTCGATGCGGCCTCCGCCATTGACTCTGCGGCTGATGTGGTTTCCCGGCCCACGGCCTGCACCGCAGGCGCTGCACCAGATGCCGAGCCGCGCAGTTCTGCCAAGCGTGCATTGAACGCGGCTACCGCTGCGGCCTTGTCAGCGGGCAGCACATCCGAAGATTCGCGCACGGTCTTGAGGGCGGTCTGAAGCTTTTGGACTTCATCCTCGGTAGCCTTGACGCCCTTGACGCCAAGCACGCGAAACGCTTGGTCGAGCGCCTGCCCGGTCTGGTCGCCTTCGGCCTTGATCTCGCCGGTCTTTGCCTTGAGGTCGGAAACGGCTGTGTCCAACGCAGCAGCAAACTGCTGCGTCGCCATCCGAAGCTCAAGCTCTACTTTCCCGTCGCTCATGGTGTCATGCTTTGGTCAAATCGCTTCATCTGAAGGCGGCTTCTCTGGCGATGTGACAGTCGGAAATTGGCAGCCGTCACCCGGCCACCCAGTTGTTCCCATCGTAGAAAACAGGGCACGTTGTAGACCCGCCCCCATTTACCTTCGCAAGAAATGCCGGGCTGCTGGCATCTGTTACATACGCCCGCATGCCAACTACTCCGGTGGGAAGATTGCTGACGGTATATCCGCTGGTGCGCAGCGTACCGTTTACATCGAGCGAGGCTGATGGTGTCGTCGTCCCGATACCGACCTTGCCATCGCATGTGACCCGCATCTTCTCCGACGTGACGGAGGCTTTGTCGTTAGCCGAGCCGTTAAGACCTACGCAAAAAGCCAAGTACTCTTTGCCCCATGCTCCGCTGTTAAACCCACCAATAATGTCAGCAGTTCGTCTCGGGCCTTTATCAGAAAATCCTGAAACATCGAATGTGGAATAGAACGCAAGCGATGAGTGCTCGCTGTTGTTCTGCCCAGGCACCGTCAGCGCAGATGTTCCGGCGTTATCGCCAGGATTAGACGGGCCAACGACTCGTAGCTGAAAAGACGTGCCGTTGCTGCCTCCTATTCCAGCCTTTCCTGATGCGTTCAGAGTAGTTACGCTCGCCGCAAGCGTGCCGCCATTCAGCCTTGACGCATTCACATATTGCGTGTGTGGATCGCTTGCGTTGACGTGGTTGTTGATCGCAGAATTCACCTGCCCGAGACTCGCCGCTTGCCCATTTTGTGCTGCGTCTGGAACAGACACCGGATAACCGAACTTCGGACTGGTATGTGAAAATACCAGCACCGATCCACCCGTCACGTCATACTCGCCAGAATCACGCGCGGTAAGCTCGATCCAGCCCCCGTCGGGAACGGAAAGCGATGTTGGGCCAGATGTTGATGTAAGGCCCAGCGCAGGTGAGTAGATGTACTGATTGTCATTCGTTTTGACGGTGAAATTGCCCTTCCCAAAGATCGTAACTTCCGTTCCAACGGGAGGGTTATTCTGCGGAAGCGTCAGCGTCGAACCTTGGGCGGCCTGCACAGCCTGCCCCCAGCATGTGTCTGGGAGGGTCTCGGTCGAGACCGACCCCATAACGCTAGAGTAATTTGGCCCGAGCCGTCTGAATGCACCGTCTCCACACAGTGCTTGTGCAGGATCGTTCGGCGGCGTCGGCACCAAACCTCCAGCCGTCGCCGTCATGGTCGCCGGGTCGTTGATTTTGTGCGCAGCGTTCCCAGTAGAGTCAGAGGAGTAGAGGGTAAACCCGTCCCCGGTGCGCACGATGTACAGCGTATCTGGTGTCAGCGTACTCGGGAGGCTGGACACCACCTTGGCGAAGCGTAGATACGACATAGATTACCAATCAGCGGCATCCAGACGCGCTCTCGGATACTGCCCGTTGTAGGTGAACTCTCCATTGGAATCCTCGCCCACCTTTCCAAGCTGCGTCATGTTGGAGTGGGTGTGGCTGTTGGAGACCGCCGTGTCGATGGAAGACGGAGAAGATGCAGGCTTCCCCTGGATCATGTCCCATGTGATCGTCATGTCCATCGACTCGTATTCGGTCAGCTTGACCCACTTGCTTGTGTCAGCCCTCCAGACATAAGACGCCGCGCCGTTTTTGACGGTGTTGTCGCCTGTCGCATCAAGCACCAGCACGTACTTTCCATTCGGAGGCGAGGAGATTGCGTCGCGTGCTGAAATGTCGGAGACGATTGAAATTGCCCCTGCCGCCGCCAAAGACGCATCGATCATCGCCTTGATGTCATCGCTGTTGATGACGCGCCGCGCCTGCGAACCATCGGCATTGGTCACATACATCTCAACGTATCCCGGCTTGGAACTAGGCGCCACGAGATAGACGGAGTTTCCGTCCAGGGTGCCTGGAAGAGCGGTGGTCTTGTTCAGTTTGATGGTTGCCATGATGGTTCCTTACCAGTCAGTTGTGCCTACTTTTACGGCATGACAATACAGGCCGCCATCGGTGCCTGTAGTTATGTCGTTGCCTGGGTCTGCCGATGGAAATCCGGCTGGTCCTTGCGGCCCGATAGGCCCGGTCGGACCTGGAGGCCCAGGAGGTCCAGGAAGCGCAACCTGCCCGATAGTGACTGTCGCAGGATCCTTGACGATGACCTTGACAACGTCAGTCATGGGTCAGGTCCTCCAGCACGACGAGCATGTCCTGCTCGTATGTGCGCCGTAGCCCGATCGCGTGCGTGACTTCGAGGTCGAAGCGATAGCTTCCAGGCGCGATGCCCGTTGCCGCATATGGCACGAGCATGTCGATCCTGCCCGATGCGTGGGTGATGGTGAGCCTACCGTCTGCGGTTGATGCGGAAATCACCACCGCGCCCGCCGCATCGCGCACCTGGAGACGCGCGCTCGAACCGGTCAGGTCGATCGGGTTTCCTGCCGCATCGCGCAGCTCCCACGCGCGCGTCCAGGTATCCCCCCGGTAGAGCTTGACGGCCATCGCTCACCCATCAGGCGGACTGGATAACCCGACCAAACATGCCGAGTGGGCCTGTATCCGATTTGCTGGTGTCAGCCAGCACTCGGCCATCGAGTTCAAACTTCTGGATATCGTCGCCGACCAGCGAGAAGTCCTTGGTCGGGTCGAGCACCACGCGGTATAGGTCAACGATCACGCGCTTGTTGCTGTCAGCAGTATTGAGACCGTCGAAGCGCAGCCAGACTTCTGGCTGGGCGGTCTTGAACATCGCCAAGCGCTTGGCCGCGCCGTAGCTGTAGTCCACCTTGAACGGCTGGGTGAAGCCTGTCACATTGAGCAGCTCGATTGCGCCCTGCTCTGGATGGACCTTGTAGTCGGTGCCTGACACCAGTGTTGCCGGTGTAGATCCAGAATCCTTTACCGTCACAGCAGACACGAACTGGTTTGCCAGCAGATAGAGGCTTCCTGCGACCGCGCCAGTTGGCAGTGCCTCGTTCGTGACGGTGCCAGCCGCCACCGCGCTGGTTTGCCCGTAGAGCGTCAGTTCGAGGTTTTCGAGGCTGAAATCCTCTACCGTGGCTGAGAATTCGCCGTCCTTGCTCTTGATGAGTTGCAGGTCTGTGAATCGCTGGCCACTGTATGCCTCTTTATGTTCCATCGTCTCAGTCTTGAGTTGGATCTTCAGAGACGGCACGTTGCCAAGCCAGCGCAGCGCGAGAGGGTTGCCGTTGCTGTCGCGTTGGCCGATGTAGACGCGGCCTTGTCCAGAAAAATACGCCATGTTCACTCTCCTTTACGGGTTGGGTTTTTGGGTTCTGTTTCCGGCGCGGCTTCTGCCACGCCATGCTCGATTAGCCACTGCGCGGTGGATTCGTCCACGTCGAGCAGGTCGCCAGGCGCGTAATCAGCCCCGGCGTCGGTATGCGGTTTGAGAAAGGTCACGATCACGATTCGATTCCTTGGATGACTTCGCCGACCTCGAAGGCCAGCGGGTAGAGCAAGAGACCGCTGTCATAGACCGGCGCTGGTGGCGTGACGGGCTGCAAGCTCTGGTATCCGGGCGCTGGCTGCCAGCCCATGATGGATTGCAGACAGGCCCGCACCAAATCGGCTGCGTCTGCCCTTGCCGCATCGCCAGTGGTAACGTTCTGAACGTTGCGCACCACCACCACTACCAGCCAGCGGCTGGCGAGACGTGCGGTCTTACCATGCGCCGTCACCTCAAGCACCTTGTGCCCGTTGCTGACAACGAAGGCGGCAGGCAGCTTCTTCCCGGCAACATCCTCGACGCCGAGCGACACCGCGCCGTGCACCCCGGAGAGCGATGGCACGGTGTCGATCAGTCGTTGGCGAATGAGCGGTTCGAGTTCAAGCATTCCACGCCTTCATATGCAGAGCGATTTGATTCAGGATTGATTCCTGCCACTCGGGAGGAAGGTCAACAGTGCTTTCGTCATGCATAGGGAAAAACTCCCGTGCAGGAATGTTCTTTCGCGTGCTTCCGAACTGATGCACGGCGGCATATTCGACGCGCGACCAGACGTTCACATGGTCAGTTCCGACGCTTTGAATCTCGATGCTGGAGCGCAGAGTACCTGTGTCTTGCAGGATGCGCGGGTCGGCAACGGCGTCCTGCTTTGCCTTGGCCGTCTTGAACCTGCGCGCACGGCCAATGATGGTCGCTGGCTTGAGCGGTGCCCACTTTTCTCCATAAGGCGACGCCTCGCGCTCGAAACTGTCGAGGATGCGCGACACCAGTTCTTCGCCAATGTCGGTCATGGCCGGCGTCATGTCAGACGCACGGGCGCGCAGCTTCGCAAGGGCAGCCATGACTTTTGAATCGTCAACAGTGATTGTCAACATTGCAACCTCCTGGCTGGAATGCCAACATCCTGGCAAGCGTTGCGTCAGTCATCTGACGTGCTGGCGTCCATGCAGCCGCCCCGCGCGGAACAGCAGCGCCTTCGGCAGAGCCGAACAGCACGACTTTCCCTGTCGCAATTCCGTGCAATTCGCGCACGGCGTCTCGGTATGCGATGTATACAGGGCTGTCCTCTTTGCACGCGCGGTTCCACAGGTTGTAGTGCGCGACGATAGCGACAAGGCGCTTGAGCGTGCTCGGGGCCGGGTCTGGAATGGCATCCGATGTTGCCGCCCGCACATAGCCCATGACCTCCGCCTCAGCGTCCGCAAGAGCGGCATCGACGCGCGCAGCGTTGGCCACGCCCAGGTTTTCGAGGTCGGTCAGTTGCTTGACCGTCTCGGCCCCAAGGCGGGTTTCAAGCTCTGCGCGCGTCAGGATAGGCATGGCTTACCCCTTGGCGCGGCGTGCCCTGGATGGCGACACGTCGAGCATGCCATCCAGCACCGGATTTGACGTGGCAGGCGTGGCCCGCCCCGCCCGATCCATAGCCTGCGCATAACCATGCGCGATCCAGTCGAGCGCAAGGTCTTCCGGAGGATCGCACAGCACGCCCGCATTGAGCGTCTGGCTTCCCACTTGGAACGGCCTCACGATCATGACGCGCATGGCTTAGTTGCTGGTGGTGAGCTTGACCAGGACAGACGGCTGGTGGCACAGCGGCAGGCTGTTGCACTGCGTATGCAGCACGACGCCGCGCCCTCCTTCGCGCTCCCACTGCTTCACGTAGAACGGCAGGCCGATGGTGTTGACCGTCTCGTTGAAGTCAGCCGGGGCGAAATAGGTGGCGAAGGTGTCCATCGTGCCGACCGGGAAGGCGTGGCCATCGTTGGCGGCGATCAAGCGGTTGCCGCTGACAGACGCGCGGTATTCGACAAAGGTGATACCGCCGAACTGGAACCCGCCGCGCATGTCTTGGCCGAGGCGGGCGGCTGCTTCGCTGTGGTACTTGTAGGCGTCAACCACCTTGTCGTGCTCGATCAGCTTCGAGTAGAACTCGGGGCTCACCAGCGCGGTCACGCCGGTCATGGTGTCGCCCTTGAGATTGTCCTGCACCTGGTTGATAACGTCGGCGCATTTGGACAGGATGCTGGTGCTCGCCGTGCCGAGCGTGAAGTCAACCGTCACCTGCGTGACGCCGAAGGACGAGAACAGGTTGGCAATGACCGACCCGTCTCCATTGGTGACTTGGCCCTTGAGCGCGCCCATGCGCTTCCACTCCAGTGTAATGTCGTGCTTGGCACGCATGCGCTGCAAGCGGCGGGCGACTTCGGCTGCGACGGTGTTCATGCCCTCGACGCCGAAATCGCGCACGTCTTGCACGTCACCCGGCATGACCACATCCTCATGCACGGTCTGCTTGATGCCGAACGCGACGGTGTTGCGGCTGATAGCGCTTGCCGTCGTGCCGTTGCCGCCCCATTCGTGCGAGGGCAGCACGGCCAACGCGCCGGAGGCTTCCTCGATCACGACGGAGCGCGAGGCCACGCCGCGCTGTGGGAACAAGCCCATTTGGCCGATCAGGCCCCACTGAACCGGGAACTTGTTGATGGCAGCCGTCAGTTCGGCATTGGTGAAGTTGTTGAGCAACATGCGGTGCCTCCTTTAGACGGTAGCGCGGGCCAGGATGCCCAGCGCCTTGAGTTGAGCGATGGCGGCGTCTTTTTGCGCGCTGGTTGGCGCGCCGCCCCATACCAAGTGATCGCGGTCAACGACGATGGCTTGACGGGCGACGATCACGCCCGGCTTGTCGCCAGCAGTCGCGTCGACGGCGCTGAGTGAGACGCCGATAGCGTTCTGCGTGCCGTCATTGGCTGCAGGGTCGAAAGCGGCGATCTTGCCGCTCGCGGTGACGCGCCCGACCACTTGGCCGACGACGATGTTTTGGCCGGATGCGACGATCACATCGTCCCGGCTGTAGCCTTGTTCTTCTTCATATTTGAGGAACTGGCCCTCGGTGCTTTGCATGATCGGCATTTCTGCGCTCCTTTACGACTTGATGATGTGATCGACCGCCGACAGCAGAGAATTCAGGCGCTGCTTATCGTCATCCGGCTTGCCCGCGTCGGCTTTTCCAACGCTGGTAGCGGCGAACAGCGCCGCGTCACGGGCGGGCTTGGCGACGGCTTTCAGATCGGCTGCGAAGGCGGAAAAAGCGGCATCGCTCATTTCCAGATACGGCTTTTCGTCCTTCGGCACGTCCCGACCAATGGCCTCGAACAGCGCGGACAGATCGGCACGGCGGCGCTCGACGCGCGCGGCCTCGATTTGCGCCTCAAGCTCGGCGATGCGGGCCTTCATGGCGTCGGCTTCATTCATGTTGGGTTTCTCCTTTTTGGTGGCGGATGCGGCTGAAAAGGCTTGCGCCTGGGTGTTCGGGTCAGCCCCAATGGGTACAAATGACACCTCCCGAACGGTGGCATCCTCGAAGATTGCGGACACATCCATTGCCCGCCCGTTGACCGTGGTCGGCTCGGACACCTCGCGCACGTTGGCTTGCATGCCGACCGAAAGCTGAACGGGGAAGCCTTCAGCGAACAGCGCGGCGACCTTGGTGCCAGCATCTGTCGCTTGCGAAAGCTCGCCCTCGACGGAGAGGAATGGCAGGCCGTCTGCGCCGGTGGCTTTGAAGATTCGTCCCTTGCCCGCGATTCCGTCGATGCTCTGGGCGTGGTCGACCAGGATGGGGATTTCTTCGCCTTGATCGTTTTTCAGCGAATCAAGGTCGATTGCAACATCGCCGAGCCAGCCGTAATTCGGAATGACCCCTCCCGAATACGCTACGCCGGAGAATCGGCGCGGGGCTCCAGCGACAGGCGTTGCCGCGAATGTCAGAGAAATCGGCTTGTTTTCCATGCTCCCGATGATGGGAGCGCCGGTCATTGATTGAGCCGGGATCAGGTTCCCGCGCTATCGTTCCCGGAGAGAATTTCGCGGATCATCGCAATGACTATCTCGACCGCCGCGATTTGCATTCCTGTATTGAGAGCGGCGTTTGTCATTGATGCCTGTAGCGTGCCAAGCTTCTGTTCCGAGACGGTTTCGAGCGTGTCCGACCATACCGTCGGCTTCGCGCCCCACCCAGGGTCCGCCACTCCTTCAGCGGGCGGGTTTTGCGTCATGCCACCGCGCCCGCGCGCTTGGTCGGCAGACAGCGACCGCAGGGTGCAACGGCAGCGAAACCCGAGCGGCGGAGAATGGGCGTCCCAAAACGGATCGTCAACCGGGCGGATCGTGCCGTCGAGCGCAAGATGCGACGGACGTGTTCGGCTGTCGTTGATGGCGTCGTACATCAGGAATGGCCTCGTGGCCTTCGTTTCCTCGAAACTCCTCCAGTGCCCTGCGTTGTAGGCCGTCTGCACCGCGTTTCGGAAGATCGTTTCAAGGCGGTGATCCGGTAGCGACCAATCCTGGCTCTCGGCCCATTTTTGGAAATCCTGCAACGTGCCGCCGTCGGCCACATGGCGAGAAAGCTCATCTGCTACACGCTGAATCTGGTCCAGCTTTGACAGGCCGGAGACGGTGAATGCCTGAGTGCGCTTTTCGGCTTCGAGCGCGTAGAACACATCCGGCAGCGTGACGTTCTGGCTGCGCAAATCGGCAATGATTTTCGACGCCGGATCGTCGAGTGAAACCTTCACAGGCATGGCAGTGCTTCACCGCTCGGGCGGCGCTTCATCCGTGCTCGGCGCTTGCTCAGATGCGGAATCTGCGCTCGTTTGCGCCTTGCCGCCTGCGTGGAGATACCCCATCACATCTGCTGCGAACAGCGCGCGCTCGAATACCTGCCCGAACTTCGCGGCATCCGCATCGCGCATAGCGACGGCCAAACGCTCGTACAGGTCTTGCACGCTCTCAGCGCCCATGATGGCAGACTTGATCGCGGCGGATTCGATCGGGCTGGACACGGACGGCAGGACGCGTGCAATCTCATCCTCGATGGCCTGTTGCCCTGCGGTGAAGCGCTGGCGGTCTGGCTTGTGCGGGGCGTCTGGTGTCGCAAACGTTGCGGCCATATCCGCGCCTACGGAGTCATCTACTTCGCCGTCGTCAGATACCGCGCCAACGTCAGTAGTTTTCACCGCCTGATCTGGCGGGGCTTCCTCGAAGTCTCCCGGCTCC